GAAGCCAATTAGCCTGAAAAGCCAGATATTCTAGGGGGTCCTCGCCCATTGCCATCCGGCCATGGCCTGCGGAAACTTGCACATCTAGGCGCGGCACCAGCGTGAAACCTGCGGCCTCCGCATTTGCGGTCAGGTGTGCGTGGTTCGAAACAACTGGCAACTGCGCGTCTTCGCCTTTTGCAAGCCAATCAAGAGACTTGCCGGCAGCATAAGTCAGAGCTGCGATGCTTCCGAAATTTGGTTTAGCCTTTCCATCTCTCCAGCGTCGAACCTGTTCATCCGTCACGCCTGCGATCTCTCCGGCTCTGACCAAACTGCCGATTCGCGTGATGACCTCGGAAAGTCGCTCCCTCGCGCCCTCATCAAGATAAAAATCGCCAGCGGGAACGACGTTCCCACTTTCTGTTGTCATTGAAATCATACACCAACTCATTGATCGCAAACGACATTCGGTAAGCCAACTTAAAAGATGCCCATTAACGAAGTGGGAACCGTTTTAGTGTTGTTATCCAACTTATAAGTTGCTACATTGGTCGCGGCTCTAGTTTGAACACATTGCAGCCGACTGCCCCGCCAAGGGCACCCGACAAAAGGAGATGTCATGACCACCAAAAAGTGGGACCGCCACGATATACTTGCGGAAATCAGACGCAGAGGAATGACGCTTACAGGCATTGCACGTGACGCAGGCCTTTATGCCAGCGCCTGCCGTGCAGGCATGATCGGTGCCAGCCGTCCCGGCGCGGAAGCGATTGCCAACGCGCTGGACGTTCCGTTCCGCGAAATGTTTCCCGACAGCTACACCCGTGGCCGCCATGACGAGAGGGAGACTAGCAGCAACAAGAGTTGCAACGCCAGTGCAAAAAAGTCGTCGAAGCCTGACGGCGCGCAGAGCGCCGCCTGATGTTTTCGTCAGGCCGCGCATCCTTTCCTGACAATCCAGAGTGCCACATGCAGATTGAACTTCTGTCCCCCCAACTAATCGACGTCTCCTCCGACGCGAAAAAAGTCTCCCCTGACGCCATTCAGGCGTTGGCCGAAAGCTTCCAACAGATCGGGCAGCGCGTTCCGGTCGAAGTTATCGCCGGTACCGAGGGGCGATATCGCCTCGTCTTCGGTGCCAAGCGCCTTGCCGCAGCCACATCGCTCGGCATCGACATATCCGCCATCGTTCGCCAATCGGACGAATTCGCGAACGACGCTCAAATCCGCCTGACCGAGATTTCCGAAACCCTCTATCGCCACGAACTGACGGCGCTGGAACACAGTGTCGACGTTGCCGACTGGTGCGCGATCTGGCGGGCTGCAAACCCGGTCCGGCGCGGCCCGAAGCCAAGGCAGGAATTAGGTGCAGACTCTGCACTAAACTCCGATGACGAAACGATCGAGACCGCTGCCGCTTTCTCCGGCACCTTCAGCGAGGCGGCACAGCGCTTCCTCAAGATCAGCCGCCGCAACGTTTTCAACGCGCTTAAGATCGCCGGCATTCCTGCCGACCTGCGGGATCGTATCGCGCTGGATGACGGCTTGGCCGATAACCAGCAGACGCTGCTGGACATCGCGGGCCAGCCCTATGAGCGCGCCTCACGCATTGTAGAGCTGCTCATTTCCGGTGAGGCGGCGAATTATGCCGACGCTATTGCGATCATCGACCAAGTTCCCCGCGCCAACCCGCTGGCGGCATGGGAAAAGCTCAATGACCGCTTCACGCGGCTTAAGCCCAACGAACAGGACGCGTTCTTCGCCCTGAACGAGGCTTCCGTCATGCGTTGGCTCGCCGATCGGAAAGCCGCTCGCCGATGAGCAAACGCCGCGACCCTCTCACGAAAGACCTTTTCGAGTGGACGCCGCCGCAGGTGGCGATCCGCTATGAAGAGGGCGTGACCGGTCGCGGCCCGCTCGACAACCGCATTTCCCGCCTCATCGCCCGCGCCCTGCGCGATGCCCGCGATGACGGGTTTCAGCGGTCAGAGATCGCAAGCGCCATGAGCAAATATCTAGGCCGCACGATCTCAAGCGCGATGCTCGACAAATGGGCCTCGGAAGGCAGCGGCGAACACCGCATTCCGCTCGATGCCTTCATCGCGCTCGTCCACGCCACCAAAGCCAAGGAGCTGCTCGGTTTCGTGCCGGGCGAGTTCGGTCTGACCGTCATCGAGGACGAATACGCCGAGATGATCGAGGACCAGCTCCTTGAGGATCACATCAAGGAAATGGAGGCGCTGAGAGCAGCTCGCGCCGTAAGGAAGAGAGCACGCCGATGAATATAGCCAGCAGCATCGCGCCATTCCTGCAGTTCGTCTGCCGTGTCGCGAAAAGCCAGATCATTAAAGACGTTTCGGCCTTCTGGGCCGTCACCTGTTTCATCCTAGGAGTGATCTATTTCTCGCAGGTTACCACGGCGCTTGTCCTGATCGTGAGGGCAACACGTTGAACACCGTTCCTTTTGCCTCCGAAAAGCGCCACCTGAAAGAATGGTTGACCGCACAGGAGATCGCAGATGAAGCTCTCCCCGGCCTTCCGGCAACCAAGCGCGGTGTAAACAAATTTGCCGATACAGCGAACTGGTCGACAAATCCGGCGCTTTGCCGCGCCCGAAATGGCGTCGGCGGCGGTCTGGAGTATCACTATCGCCTGTTCCCGACGCTCGCCCAGGTCACCTATGTGCAGCGCTATATGGTTGTCGGCAGCGAGCCGGTGCAGCCGCAGGCCGAACCAGAAACATCCGTCTCTGCGGCATTGACTGATCGCGCCCGGCGCGAACGCGATGCCCGCTTGGCTGTTGTCGCCGCCTTTGAGACCTTCTCAAAAGGGCTTGCCATATCGGTGCAGGCCAGCATGTTCATTTTCTGCGACCGGTGGAACATGAACATGATCCAAGCGGACGCTTGGGTGAAAGATATCCTGCCGCAGATTTCGCAGCGCTCGGTTTTCCGGTGGCGTTCGGCCAAACAGGCCGGCGCAAAGGACAAGCTCGCCGTCGATCGTTCCGAAGCGCGCAAGGGCAAGGGCTTGCTTGATACCGCTAATGCCGGTGAGGTCCGCGCTTTTGTGCTCGCTTGGATCGCCAAGAACCCGGCGCTGTCGGCCGATGTCATCCGGGGCTACTGCAAGGACCATTTTGGTGCGGAGCTGATCGACCGCAACGGCGAACTGAAGCCATTGCCGCCGGAGCGCACCTTCCAGCATTTCATCGCGCAGTTGAAGTCCTCGGAAAAAGTCGTCCTGACCAAGATCACCGACCCGGACAAGTTCCGGTCGCACATGAAGCTTTCCGGTACCGGCACCTATCGCCACATCACCGATCCGAATGCACTCTGGATGATCGATGCCTCTCCAGTCGATGCGCTCTGCATCGACGGTCGCCATTCGCTGTATGCCTGCATCGACATCGCCACGCGCAGGCTGGTCATCACACTGTCGAAGACGCCGCGTGCCTCGGCGGTTGGCCTGATGATGCGTAAAGCCATCCTGAAATGGGGGGTGGCCAAGGTCATCAAGACCGACAACGGTAGCGATTTCGTAGCCGTTTCGATTAAGCGTCTTTTTGCCGATCTCAGTATCGATCCGGATGTTTCCGACGCCTATTCGCCCGAGCAGAAAGGCCACGTCGAGCGCGTCATCAAGACGTTCCAGCATGAGGTATGCCCGCAGTTGCCCGGTTACATCGGCCATTCTGTCGCCGATCGGAAAGCGATTGAGGGTCGCAAGTCTTTCGCGGAACGCCTTGGCGCTGACGAAAAGGAACTGTTCGAAGTCGCTCTGACCGCCGAGCAGCTCCAGCACCATATCGATGACTGGCTCGAATATGTCTATCACGAGCGGGAACACGGCGGCCTGAAAGACCGCTCGCCTAACGAGGTCGCAGCCGCTTCTCTGGCGAAGATCAACCGCGTTGATGAGCGCGCACTGGATGCCCTGTTGATGCCGGTCGCTGGCAAGAATGGCCACCGTGTCATGCAGAAGCGCGGCATTCAGAACGATGGCTTCTTCTATCTCGCCGGTTCCATCATGGTTGGAACGGATGTGTTTTGCCGCCTCGATCCGCTCGACATGGGCAAGATGTACGTCTTTGACGGCGAAACCGGACGGTATCTCGATGTCGCCATCTGCCCGGAACTCTCTGAGGTCAATCCGCAGGCTTACGTCAAGGCGCAGAAACAGATTGCCGCCGAGCTGATCCGCGAGAAGGAACGCGAAATCAAGGCCGATATTCGCGAACTGAAGAAGGGACCGTCCGGTATCGAGCGCACCATCCGCCTTGCCAAGAAAGAGAAGGCAGAGCGCGAAGCCGGAACCGCCAACGTCATCCAGTTGCCCAAGCGCGAACAGCAGCACAGCACGCCAGCCATTGCCGCCGCACTGGAGGCCATGACCGCGCCGAAGGTGCCGCAGTCTGCCACGCTCAACGAGAAGGCGGCGGAAATCCACGCTGCCATCGTCCGCGAGGCCGAGTTGAAGGGCAGTTCCACAGTAATTCATCTGGACCCGGACGCGGCACTTTCCGACAGCGCCCGCATGTTCAAGTGGGCGCAGGCCGTAGAGGCGCAGATCGCCTCTGGTGTCGCACTTGACGACACCACGGCTGGCAAGCTCGCCCGCTACAAGGCCAGCGCCGATTACCAGACGCGCCGGGACATTTTCGAGGATTTCGGGATCGATGCCGCACTGCGCGGCTAGGTCAAGAAAAAGGGGCCGACTGCCATCGACCCCTCTGCATTGCAATAAATACGAGGATCAAAATGACGACACAACCGATGAAAGTCAATGGCGACACAGCCCCGATCAAGAACGTCACTACGGCGCTTACTCTTGTCCGGTCGCTGCAGAACCGTCATCCCCTGCAACCAAACCTCGGCGTTCTCGCCGGTTATTCCGGTTATGGCAAAAGCGTAGCGGCGCTCTATTGCCAGAACAAGACCGGCGCAGCCTATGTCGAAGTGCGCGACACATGGACCCGCGCCAAGCTGCTGCGCTCGATCCTCTCCGAACTCGGCGTCTACCAGCCACGCGGCACGCTATCCGACATGGAAGACGAGGTCATCGGCCTTCTTTGCCGCGATCCGCGCCGCCCGCTCATCATTGATGAAGGCGACCTGCTCATCAAAAAGAACCTGATCGAGCTGGTGCGCGGCATTGCAAAGGCCAGCGGCGTGCCCGTGATGCTGATCGGCGAGGAGCTGTTCCCGAAGAAGCTTGAACATGTTGGCGACCGCTTCCGCGATCTCGTCCTCGATACGAAATATGCCCATCCCTGCGACATGGAAGATGCCCGCACGTTGGCGCGGACGTTCTATCCGAAGCTGTCGATTGCAGATGACCTGCTCGAAAAGGCCAGAACCGAGGGCGAAGGCCGTGTCCGTCGCGTCGGCAACTCTCTGCATAACATTGCCGAGGCGGCAGCGAGGATGGGCCTTAGCTCAATCGACCTTGCGGCCTACGAGGGCGGTAACGGTCTGTTCTCGCGCTCGCGTCTGCCCTCCAGAAAGGAGGCAGCATAATGCGGGTCACTCCGATCGCTCTCAAGATCGCCGTCGCCAAGGGTCAGCGCGTCCTGACCGGCCGTGATCATTACTGGAAGCTGATGATGGACGCCGACATGCGAAATCAGCCCTTCAGTGTGGACGATATCTTCGGCCTGTCCAACAACCGCAGCCGCCTGCAGATATCGGAATTTCTCGACATGCTGGAAAAGGCGGAGATCATCCGCCGCACCGGCGAGTTGAACCCCCGTGGCATGGCCTTGTACCGTGTCGCTGCCCGCCAGTCTGCCACGCCGATGTTCAAACGTGACGGCACGCCGATCGGCGACCAGATGACGGCGCGACAGGCGCTCTGGAACGCCATGCGCTCGCCGTTCTTCAGGAACGGCTTCAAGCTGATCGACATTTCCGTTCACGCCTCGACGGACACCGTACCGGTCGCGCAGCGTTCGGCCCGGCTCTATATTTCCTGCCTCCTGCGGGCCGGGTATTTGATCGTGCTGCAGAAGGGTACCCGGACAGAGCCGACGATCTGGCGACTTGTTCAGAATACCGGCCCCGCCGCGCCGAAGCTCCTGAAAACCCAATGCGTCTATGACCCGAACGCCGAGAAGATTTTCGGCGAGCCGGAAACTGTTGAGGTCGAGCCATGACCCCGACAAAACCCAAGCCCGACAATCTGGAAAAGGCCCGCGCCGCATGGGGTGAGCAGCCACCGGAATGGATCATCGCTCTGGCCGAGGCCTGCAACGCCGAGAACCAGACGCTGGTCGGAAAGCGCATCGGCTATGCCGGTTCCACCGTCAGCCAGCTTCTTTCGAACAGCTATCCCGGCGATGTCGGCCGCATCGAGCAGCTCGTACGCGGTGCGCTGATGTCCGAAACCGTGCGCTGCCCGGTCCTGCAGGAGATCGGCCGGGATATCTGCCTCGGCTGGCAGCGCCGCCCCTTCAGCACCGCCAGCGCCAACGCCGTCCGCATGCATCAGGCCTGCCGGAATAATTGCCCTCACAGCCGCATAAAGGAGAACAGCAATGAACAAGCTTAAGGCGCTTTCCGAGCGGATGCGCGAAACCCGCAGCAAATTCGCCGACGCTCGCCACGGTGGGATCGTCCTTTCCAGCGAAGATACCGAAGCGTTTGTAGAGCGCCTCGACGCGTGGATCGATCACGTCAAGGCACTAGAGATCGCCCTTGCATCGTTGCGGCCGATCGACCCTGCAGAACTGACCAAAATCGTCCCACCTGCCAGCGCCGCCATTCTGCACATGATGCGCCCCGGCACCAATGTTGTGCCATTCCCGCGCTCTCCGCACACCTCCTGAAGCCTCTTTAAAGGGCGCTTGAGCGCCCTTTCAATCCAGTTCGAAAACCGAGGAAATTCACATGCAGTCTGTAATTTTGGAAGAAACGTCGAAGCCGGGAATCACCGTTGTGAACGGCCGGGAATACATGTCCAACGCCAAAGGCGCATTGGTGCCGGTCGAAATGATCAAAGCCGCAGACAAGTTGCGCGACGAAACCGTGCGCAAGGTCATGGCTTACGCGAAAGACATTTCCGCGCAGATTGGCCGGTTCCGTAAACACACGATGTTCGATCTCGACAGCCTGGACGAGATGCTGGAACAGGAATACGGCGCTAAGCCGGGCGGCGTTAAGGGAAACCGCACGTATCAGACGATCGACGGTCTGATGATGGTCAAGGTCAGCATCAACGACTTCGAGATTGCTGGCCCACAGTTGCAGGTGGCCAAGACGCTTATCGATGAGTGCCTGAACGAGTGGACCGATGGTGCACGCGCCGAAATCCGGGCCATCATCACGCGTGCCTTCGATACTGACAAGGAAGGCAAGATCAACCTCAAGGAAATCAAAAAGCTCACGAAACTCGATATCGCCGATCCTCGCTGGTTGCAGGCGATGAGGGCAATCGAAGACGCCATCGATGTTCAGTATTCGAAGCAGTACGTGCGCTTCTACAGCCGCTCGTCTGTTGAGCATGATTGGACCGCTGTCACCGTCGATCTGGCGAAGGCGTGAGGTGCAGCGATGACCAGTATTCGATTTGAAAATCCTGCCACGCCTGAAGCATTTCTCGCGGAGATGGAAAAGCGCAACATCGTGTTTCCTCTTGTGCCGTCCAGCTTGGACGGTGGCACCATTCTCGATGACGCCGGGGAGGAAGTCCTCACCATCGACCCCGCCGGCATGATGCCCGATGATGACGTCACAGCTCTCACTGCGTACTTTTGCATGGCTCTCAACAATGCAGCCGGCTTTCGTGCCATCGCTGCGACGGCCTCATTCGACATCGAGGAAGGCGGTGCAGCATGAGCGCGCTTCCAACTGAGAACGGTAAAGCGGATTGGTCGCCAACGAATACGGCTCCAAAAGATGGAACGTTCTTGCGGCTTCTCGTTGCGCCACAGCGCGAGGCGTTTACGGCGTTCGAAGACAGCTTAGAACCATACGAGACCATCGGCTTCAACAACCTTCGCAATACCGGCGAAGACAGGTGGGAATTCGCCGGGTGGGATTGGTCGCAGGACTGCTTCATTTCCGGTCACGGTGATGTCGTCGGCTGGCTGCCGTTCTCGCCAGCTCCAGCGCCTTCGGAACTGCTTACTCTTGTAAAGCTGTTTCGCGACACCCTGCAGTACTACATCCGCCTCGATGAAAAGACCGGCGACCATGAGGGTGCCGCCTTAAAGCGAAACACCCTCGGCGTTGTCATGAACGCCATTGAGGCCGTGGGCGTCTCGGACCTCTCCATGCTTGAGACGCACCTGAAAAGCCTCGTCATCGCCAACCCGGAAAAAGCACTGCTGGCAGCGCTCGATGACGAGATGCGCATGTGGTTCCTCGCCGAGCTGATCGCCGTCGCCAGCGGCCGTGTGCCGCTGCCTGAGATTGAGGCTTTGGTATCGTGGC